GGGGCTCTGCGAGGGGCATCACGACGAATGGCAAGCCTATGACGCAAGCTATTAAGACTTTAGAGGAGACTCACGAATTGCTTGAGGCTATTAATAAAGGGGACGATAAGGAGACAATGGACGCCATAGGCGATATTGTAGTCACTTTAATTATGCAATGTGAATTGCAGGGTTATACGCTCCAAAATTGTCTTGAGGAGGCCTATGAGGAGATTAAGGACCGTAAAGGCTTCCTTGATCATACCGGCAATTTCATTAAACTAGGAGAGGCACAATGACAAAGAAAGAAAGATTTTTTATGCGCTTTGGTGGGGCATTAGTAGTGATAGGTTTTAGTGTAATGTTTGCTTATGCACTATTAGAATTTATGTTATTAGGAGTATAAAATGGGTACAGCATTTACAAAATATGATGAGGGGAAGCCTCGCTATGAGTTGGTGCCAGTAAGCGCAATAAGAGCATTAGCTGATGTGCTAACATTTGGGGCTATAAAGTATAGTGATAATAATTGGAAGAAGGTAGATGAGCCTAGTAGGTACATTGGGGCTCTTTATAGGCACCTAGAGGCTTGGCGTAGTGGTGAGGAGCTTGATCCAGAGAGCGGGCTGCCACACCTACATCACGCAATTACAAATTTGGCATTTTTAATAGAATTAGATATCGTTATCGATGAGGATAAATCATGAAAGGGCACACATGGGATGTAGTAGACCAAACTACAGGGCAACGCTTTATTTATAAGAGATATGCACCAAGTGGAGCGTATTATATGAAGAGAGCAGGCCAAACGGCATTTGTGCGCGTAAAGCGTGCAGAATTATTTAAAAGCTTAACAATGGCGCACGTACAACTAAAAGCAGGGGAATTTTAAGATGAAACTAGAATTAAATGGTATTAAAAACCCAAATTGGGATGCGATTGACCGCGTCTATAAAGAGTTAGCCTTAGATGTATTGCTAAATGGCGAAATGCGAGAAACTCGTAACGGTAAAACCATCGCTTTATTTGGGACATCTTTAACTTTTGATATAGATAAGATTGGATTGCCTTTAATTAGTTGGCGCAAGATGTACACAAAGGGCATTGTGGGCGAGTTTTTAGGCTTTCTACAAGATGCTACTACAGTCGAAGAGTTTGAAGCTTTAGGTTGTCCTTACTGGAAGCTTTGGGCGGATGAAGATGGAGGCTTAAAGCTAGATTATCCACCTCGTGAGCAGCTTGATGCAGTAATTAAGAGTATTAAAGAGGATCCTATGGGTAGACGTCATATTATTAACTTATGGGACCACACACATTTAGATGAGCTTTCTTTACCTTGTTGCCATTTCAATTACCAATTTTATGTAAGAGGGGGCAAACTTGATATGATTTGGACGCAGCGGAGTGTAGACGTGGCTGTAGGCTTGCCTAGTGATTTTGTATTAGCTTTCTTGTATGTAGTCCACATTGCTAGGGCAACTAAGTTAGAGCCTGGACGTGTAACTATGAATTTTGGGGACACGCACATATATCAAGAGCACGTTGGGGACCTAAAGGAAATGCTTATTTTAAGAGAGGCTAATGACTATAGTTTGGAGTACTCTTGGGATGGTAAAGAGCTTAATGTAGCGGCTTATGAGCCACATGAACCTATTAAATTCTTACTAAAGGGGTAATATATGAATAATGTACAAACAACTAAAGAGCTTATTACAGCTCACGATTTAACACACGCATATAGCGATGATAGAGACGTTTATTTAAGAGGCCAACGTGAATATGCTGAAATTGGGGCGTTAATGGAGGATATGAGTGAAGAGCAAAGACAAGAATGTCGCAAGCATTGGAATTTAGAGGTAGATAATAAAATAGCGCCTAAATTTGCTAAAGATTGGAAGGTGGAAGTATGAAATATAATGGATTAAAAGCAGTGCAGCTGCAAAAAGAAGATAAAAGTTGGGTAACAGTCTCATTGCAAGATGTTATGGAGCTCACAGGGTTGAGTGAGAGTGCCGCAGGGTCACGATTAAGAGCATCTGATAGCTATGCAAAGGTAATGAGGAAACGTGGGCAACATGGCAGCCGTACCTATACTTTAAATTGTGGTAGGGAAGTAACATTAAATGAGCTGTTAGAGGAAAGTGAGGTTAAACGCGCAACTCTTTACTCACGGGTTGAAAAGAAGGGCTGGCGGGACTATGATAAGATTGTTGCGTTGCCACCTGTAGAAACTTGGGAAAACACTCCTACACGCATTATTGCAGGTATTCCACTCAATCCTTCTTATTTAGATGGGATCACAAGAAGAAATAGCTTAGGTGATGGTGTATATTGTACTGACCGTGAAGGAAAAATAATGAGCGATAAAAAGCGTACAGCTTTAATGAAATATAGAGAAGAAAACTACAAAATTTGGCTAAAACAAAGGAATGTGTAAGTCCTTGATACTTAACTAAAATAAAAAAGGTATCCCTTAAGGGACAGGGGAAGGGCCCTTTAAGCATATAACCTTATATAGGAGTTTAATGTGACAAAAGAAGAGAGAATAGAGGCGCAGTTAGATGCAGAGCTAGTAGAGGCACTCCAAGAGCACCTATTAGTAGAAGAGCAGATAGCTATGGAAGAGAAGTTCTTAGAGGATAGCACTGCTAAGTACGATCATCAGTTAGACCGTATGATTGGAGCAGGGCTCTTTGCAGGGACTAGTGAGGGGGCTATATTACAGCGCTTAGCTGTTAATGCTGTATCTGCTTCATTAAAAGAATATATGGATAGTACAATACGAGGGCATGGTGCTAAGTATAAGAACTTTATTAAAGATAACTTTAAGGATAGAGAGGACGTATTAGCCTTTACTATTATTGAGTATTTGTTAAATGCGGTAGCTAGTAAGACTCCTAAAGTAACAGCGCTATCTATCTCCTTAATGAATAAAGTGTTAGACCTACTATCTGTCGAGCAATTTAAGAGGAATGAGCCTAAATTCTATTCTTATTTAGAATATGAGTATAAAACTAGAGGAATAGGCTACATTAATAGCAGAAAGAAAAAGCTAGCCGATAAGACTGGCAATACATTTGATACTAAAGAAGCAGTCTTTAAAACCAACTTAGGTGCGCGTTTAATTGATTGTGTACTAAAAAGTGGGTGTAATCTTTTTACAATGCAAAATACATTTGAGGGAGGACGCAGCCGTGTACGCACTTTAGCTATTACTGAGGACGTCTTTAAGATTATGGGTAAAGTAAGGGAAAATAATATTCTTTTTGGTGTTACGTATAAGCCTCTTATTGCTCCACCAGTACCTTGGACAACACTACACGGTAATGGGGGTTATTACACTATGAATAGCTTAACTTTTATTCGTAATAGTAGAAGCACTAAATTTGTAGAGGATAATGAGGAAACTATAGACTTAAACCGCATTTTTAAGGTTATTAATAAAATCCAAGAAAGCAAATGGAAGATTAATCCCTTTATTCTAAATGTTGTTAATAGCATTATTGATGAAAGTCTTGTGGATCCTAGTACGCCTATAAGTAACCCTAGTTTTTATGGTGCTATTCCATATATGGATAGTTTGAATGTCTATGAGATGATACCTCCCGAAAGGTATGGTGAGGTAGATGAAAGAGGAAAGCATATACATACGGCAGATTACAAGCGCTGGTTCGCAGATAAAGAGGTGCAGCTCAAGAAACTTGAAGCTATCCGAAGTAAGCGCATTATGTTTATGCTTGCTCACAATATTGCTAAAGAATACGCTGACCGCTCTCATATGTACTTTACATATAACACAGACTTTAGAGGGCGCTTGTACCCAATACAGCAAATCTTAAATCCTCAAAGCACTGGCGCAGTTAAATCCTTTTTAACTTTTGCAGATGAAAGAATGTTAACAGAGGATGGATTGTATTGGCTTAAAGTGCATACAGCTAATTGTTATGGGTTAGACAAGGCTTCCTATGAGGATAGAGTTAAATGGGTAAATGATAATCATTCTTATTTAATAAATATGGCAATAAATCCATTAGATACCCTAAAAGAATGGAATGAGGCCGATGAGCCTTTAATGTTTTTGGCAGCTGTTGATGCATATCGCGCACATTTTGAAGGAAAGCCTGTCTCATTGCCTGTGAGCTTAGATGCTACGTGCTCTGGCTTGCAATTGTATGCAGGCCTAATGAAGGATAGGCAAGGAGCTGAAGTAGTTAATGTGGTGGATACACCTAACATGCTTAAGCCTGCTGATGTGTACACTGACGTAGCTGTTAAAGTAGAAGGGTATTTAGAGAAAAGTGAGTACCCTACGCAGTTCACATATACAAAATCGGACGGCAATAAACATATAGCTACGACTATTACAGAAGCTAATGATTTACAGGGGAATGTAACACGTAAGTTAACTAAGCGCAATGTAATGACTATTCCGTACAGTGTAACACAACGAGGGATGTATGATCAAGTTAAAGAAATACTTAATGAGATGGAGGACAATGAAAAAGTGTTCTGGAAAGGGGAGAAATGGGTAGTAGCTAAGTTATTGGTACATCTTAATACTAAAGCTATTGATACATTAGTTGCAGGAGCTACACAAGGGCAGCAATTTGTTAAACGAGTTATACACGAGTATTATGCCGATAATAATGATACACCATTATATTGGAAGACACCTTTCTTTGGGTTCCCGGTAGTGCAGTGGAAGGTTAAAAGTAAAGAAAAAAAGATTAAGAGCGTCTTTGGACTCCTTACGATTAGGTCTCCGCAAACAAAGATCAATAAGCAGCAGCAGTATAATGGTATCGCACCTAACTTAGTGCATTCATTAGATAGCACTTTAATGTATTTAGCGGTAGAAAGTATGCTAAATGAGGGTGTTAGTGATTTTATGCTAATTCATGATTCATTTGGAGTTCCAGCTAATGATGTAGTAAAATTAAATGATGCAGTTAGATTAGCATTTGTACAATTGTTTCAAAACAACCCTTTAGAGCATTGGGTTGACCAAGTAGTCCCAGAGCGTACACAAGAAGCGCAGGACATTATGCTTAATACTTTAGACTTAAATGAGGTCCTTTCAAGCACTTATATTTTTAGTTAAATATCAAGGACTTATAAAAGGTATCCCTATTGAAGTAAGATGAGGAGAATATGATAGAAGAGTTAGAAGATGTGTTGATTGAAATAACTCAACAAATTATGAAATTGGAAGATAGTGCTAGGACACAAGGAAGTTATTTAGAAGCTAAAAAAACATTCCTAACCGGTATTATCTCTCAAATAGAGACCGAGTTACAAGTACTTAATATTGAGTACGATAACTTTGGTATCTCGTTAGCAGCTGCTCTTGAAGATGAAGACCTATTCGAGAAAAGCGTAGAAGCTTATGGCACCGTCATGAGTAGTATTTTTAAACATTAAGTAGAGAGGTAAAAGAAATGGCAGGAAGAACAGGACCAATTCAAAATACAAAAGGCAAGAGCGTTGTAACACCATTAGGCGAAGCGTTATGGGTAAAAGTTATAGAACCTGATTATAAGTTTGATGCTAAGGGTAAATACTCAGCAGATGTCGTGCTAGACCCAAAGGATGAAAGCACAGCACACTTTATTAAAGGTATGGAGAACTTACGTGATAGAGCACTTGCAGAAGCTAAAGAAAACTTGGCTCCTGCTAAAGCTAAGCAAGTAGTTACTCGTGAGGTATTTTGGGAAGACACCGATAAAGACGGAAACGAAACAGGTAATATTGTAATTAAAACAAAAGCTAATGCAATTGATTTTAAAGAGAATGCTGTAACGATCCCAGTATTTAATGCTAAGGGCATTGAAGAGCAAGATTGGAATACTTTAATTGGCAATGGTAGTAAGATTAAATTACAAGTATGGGCATCGCCTTATCATATGGCTAATGGCAATTATGTAGGTATTTCTTACAAGTTAAAGAAAGTCCAAATTGTAGAGTTATCTGAGTTTTCAGGGGGCGCTGATGAAGGCTTCGGTGATGAGACCGGTGAAGGTTTTGGAGAAGATGTAGCAGTAGCTGTTGACAGCGACTTTTAAAGGGTGAACGCGTGCTGGTAGTCGCGCCAATGGGAACTACCACTTGGGGCTTAATTGCCCCACTTTTATTTATAAGGAATTATTATGATAACAAATACAGAAGAGGGTGAATTTGTACGTCACGAAGCTTGCACTGAGTGTGGTAGTAGTGATGGTAGAGCCGTCTATTCGAATGGTTCCTCTTATTGCTTTGTGTGCACCAATTGGAAGGGTGATGCAAAGGTGCAAACATCTTTTAATACAACAGGAACTAGTATGAGTAAGGACACACTTTATCACGGGGACTACGTCGCCCTAAATAAAAGACGCATTAGTAAAGACATTTGCCGCAAATATGGTTATCACGTCGCTGAGGACCAAGAAGGTAATGTAATACAAGTAGCTAACTATTTCGATGAAAGTAAGAAACTTACAGGTCAAAAAGTTAGATATGCAGATAAGACTTTCAGATTTAAAGGCAATAGTAGCGTTCAATTGTTTGGACAGCAACTATTCTCATCTGGAGGTAGAAAACTAGTGGTTACTGAAGGCGAGCTTGACGCTTTATCTGTAGCAGAAGCTTATGAGGGTAAGTGGCCAGTAGTTAGTATTATTAATGGCGCCCAAAGTGCTGTTAAGAATATTAAAGCAAACTTAGAGTGGGTCCTTTCATTTAAAGAAGTTATTCTATGGTTTGATGATGACGCTGCAGGACATAAAGCTGCAGAGGAATGTGCTGAGCTTTTTAAGCCAGGCCAATTGAAGGTTATGGGAAAGACAGGGTATAAAGATGCTAATGAGTTGCTTGTAGCTAAAGGTAAAGCTGCAGTAGTTAGTGCAACATACAATGCTGAAGAGATGCGCATTGATGGCGTAATTAATAGTAAGGACTTATGGGAAGCCGTTAGCAGCGAGGAAGTCTTCGAGACCTTCACTTATCCATTCCCACAACTAGAAGAAAAATTTAAAGGCATCCGTAAAGGAGAGCTAGTCACCTTTACAGCTGGTAGTGGTGTAGGCAAGAGTACAATCGTTAAAGAGATTACGTATCACCTATTAATGAAAGAAGGGTTAAAGGTCGGTTATGTAGCACTAGAAGAAAATGTTAAGCGTTCTGCTCTTTCTTTTATGGGAATGTATTTAAACAAACCCCTTTTCTTTGAATATGATACTATTTCTGATAAAGATAAGAAAGAAAGCTTTGATGCTACATTAGGCAAAGGCAATTTATACTTTTACGACCATTTTGGCAGCTTAGATGAGGACAACCTATTACGCAAGTTACGCTTATTGATTACGCAGCATGGTGTAGATTTTATTGTATTAGACCATATTTCAATTGTGGTTAGCGGCACTGCCGATGGAGACGAAAGAAGGTCCATTGATGCTTTAATGACTAACTTACGTAGTTTAGCAGAGGAGACACAAGCTGGTATCTTGATTGTAAGTCACCTTAAGCGCCCTCAGGGGGACAAAGGCCACGAAGATGGTGCGCAAGTAACCTTGGCCCAATTAAGAGGTTCTGGAGCGATTGCGCAGCTCTCCGATGGTGTTATTGGGGTAGAAAGAGATATGCAGGATGCGGAGTTTGGTGATCAAGTTAAACTAAGAGTCTTAAAAAATAGATTTGTAGGTGATGTAGGTCTCGCGGATACTTTAGAGTATAGCAAAGAAACAGGTAGAATGACATCAGCAGAAAGCTTTGAATTACAGGAGGAATTTTAATGATTTTATTTGATCTTGAAACTAATGGGCTATTGCCTAAAGTCACACAAATCCATTGTGGTGTTACGTACAACACAGAGACTAAGGAATACAAAAGATATGGACCTGAAGAAATTCCTTTAATAATCAAGGACTTACGCGCTGCCGATACAATTGCTGCACATAATGGTATTAATTTTGATATACCTGTAATACAGAAGTTATATGGGGTCGATTTGCATAAAGAGTGTAAGGTATTAGATACTCTCTTATGGAGTAAGCTAGCCTATTACAATTTGATTGATATAGACAGTCGTAGCACTAGAGTACCACCTCGGATGAAAGGCTCTCATAGTTTAAAAGCTTGGGGCTATCGGTTAGCTGAGCATAAAGGTGATTATGGCGAGCAATCAGCAGCTTGGGATGTATTTACAACTGAGATGTTAGATTACTGTGAGCAAGACGTAAAAGTAACTGCAAAGTTATATGAGAAGTTACTGACTAAGAATGTGCCACAAGAAGCTTTAGATATTGAGCACAACTTTGCGCGCATTATTAATAGACAAGTGCAATACGGGTGGTACTTTAATACCGCGGCAGCTGAGAAGTTACATGTACAACTAATGCAAGATAAGGAAAACATTGAAAAGGAGCTGGAAGATACTTTCAAACCTTTAGCTGAATGGGTTCCTATGAATAAGGTTAAGCAATTTAACAAAGATGGTACTGAGAGTAAAGTGTATAAAAATCAAGTACTTAGGGGTGCTATCGATAAAGATGGTGAATGGGGGCGTTGGGATGAGGTGTACTTCAATCCAGGCAGTAGACACCATATCGCTAAATGGTTGAAACACTTATACAATTGGGAATCACCAAAACAAACGGAGAAAGGCTCTCCTATTATTGATGAGAGTATTCTTAAAGAAGTAGGAAAGCCCGAGGCAGACTTATTAGTTAAGTTTTTCTTAATACGTAAGGTACTAGGTATGGTAGCTGAGGGGGCTAATGGATGGTTAAAACTCGTAAGAGATGATCATAGAATGCACGGTGAGATTGATACGCTAGGTGCTGTTACGGGTAGATGCACACATATGAGGCCTAATGTAGCACAAGTACCAAGTAGCAGAGCTTTTATGGGGGCTGAGTGTAGGGAGCTATTTACTGTACCAAAAGGTAAAGTTATTGTTGGGTGTGACGCGAGTGGCCTTGAGCTGCGCATGCTCGCCCATTATATGGCAAGGTATGATAATGGTGAGTATGGCGAGCAAGTAGTTAATGGGGATATTCATACTATTAATCAAGAGGCTGCTGGCTTACCCACTAGAGCCAATGCAAAGACCTTTATATATGCCTTTTTATATGGGGCAGGCCACGCAAAGTTAGGCACAGTAGTTAATGGTAGTGCTAAAGATGGTAAGAAGCTAAAAGAAACTTTCTTTGCTAAGCTGCCAGCGTTAAAGCAATTAAGTGATGCCGTACAGAAAGCAGCTGCTAAAGGCTTCTTAGTTGGATTAAGTGGGCGTAAGTATTACGTTAGGAGCCCGCACAGCGCTCTAAACGTACTATTACAAGGCGCTGGTGCATTAGTTATGAAATACTACAATGTAGACGTAGACGCACTATACCAAGCCAAAGGCTGGATACCTGGAAAGCATTACGAGCAGATAGGGTCGATACACGACGAATGCCAGTGGGAAGTAGACGAAAGTATTGCTAAAGAGTTTGCTAAAGTTGCAGAAGCAGGTTTTGCAATAACACAAGAAAGACTACAATTTAGAGTTAAGTTAGAAGGCGAAGCAAATATAGGAAACACTTGGGCAGAGACTCACTAAGGAGTACTAAGAAAAATGATACACATTAAAGCAAAGCCGTTAAGTGCAAACTTAATGTATAACGGAAGAAAAATAAAGTCTATGAAGTACAGGGCTTTTGAAAAGACCTTATTGCATTTATTACCTAACGAAATGGAAGTACCAAAAGGTAAGATATTGTTAGTAATTGAGGTAGGGCTAAGTAGCAAGTTATCTGATCTAGATAATGTATTGAAGCCTTTCATTGATTGTTTACAACTAAAGTATGGGTTTAATGATCGCTGGATATATGCTCTAAATGCTACTAAAGTAGATGTAAAAAAGGCAGAAGAGTATATTAGCTTTGAATTGAGGGAGATAGAAGAATGTTAAAAGAACTAGTAAATAGAAGTATTACCGTAGATGCGCCCTTCTTAGAGTGGCGTGATATGCAAGATTGGGCTACTAAGTGTGAAGGAGGAGTAAATTATCTCCTTTTAGAGTATACCTTAATAAAGGAAAAAGCAGTAGAAGAGGGGTATGATTTAGCCCACGATTTTATTTATAAAGACATGCGGGTAGACATTAAAGAGGTACAGAAATACTTTAATGTATATAGCAATTGCCCTGGTAAAGTTAAATGGTGGGAAGACAAAATTGACGAGGGAGCCTTAACACACTTCTTGTTTGTACAAAGTGATAGAGTACCTAATAAGGACTTAGTACTAGGAGAGACTGTCTCTTACTCTTATGTAGGCTTATGGGATGCTTTAGATATACTAGCTATGCTAACTCCCTCTTATTTAGATAATGGTGGTTACTACATAGCTACAAAAGATTTGGGAAATTAAATATGATAGCTTTAATAGATGCGGATAGCATCACTTATAAGTATGCAAGTATATACCAAGATACCTGTGTATGGGATGACAGTGATACTGATAATATAGTTGCTACTGTTAGCACTGATTGGGGTACCGCCGTAAAAGAGATGGAAGGGTTTGTACAAGGCATTATGGATACTACCAATTGCACCGATAGAGTGTTATTACTAAGCCCTAAGCGCACCTTTAGGTATGATGTAGCTGACGATTATAAGAGTAATAGAAAGCCTCAAAAGGTGCCATTAGAACACGTATGTACCAAGAACCTGGTAAATATGTTTTATGTCATATTGATAAGGATTTAAATCAAGCAGTAGGGGAGCACTACAACTATAACACTAAAGAATTTTATACTATTGATGAGGAGAGCGCTAATTATTGGTTTTACTCTCAAGCCTTAGAAGGAGATAGTGTTGATGGTATTAAAGGATGTCCTAAGATTGGCAAAGTAAGAGCGGCAAAGATTCTTGCAAAGGTTAAGCCAAATAAATATTGGGAAACCATTGTTGAAACTTATGCTAAAGCAGGTAAAGATGAAGAGTACGCAATACAACAAGCTAGACTTGTTTATATGTTAAGAGATTTTAATGAGAAGGACCAAACCTTTAAACTATGGGAGCCTAAAGATGAAGATAAATAATAAATGGAATGAGGAACACGATTGGAAGTGGCAGTGGATTGTAA